GCTGGGTCTCCGACGTTGTCTCAAAGACAGTATCGGAATCGATCTCGATTTCTTAGCTGATGAGCATAGAAATCGGATTAGCGACCCAAAAGTCGCTACGATCGATTTATCTGATTGCAGTGATGCGATCAGTGTGAGGTTGATCAATTACCTTTTACCCTATCGGGTACTTTCCAAAGTACTCGCTAGTAGGTCAGACATGACCTTAGGCCCCGATGACAATTATTATATTGTCAACAAGGTGTCTAGTATGGGTAATGGGTTTACGTTCGATCTCATGACCCTAGTTTTAACGGCTTTAACCAGATCATTCGACGCTACATCGACAGTTTTTGGCGATGACATTATATGTCAGAACCAATATGCTGAAGATATAGTAGAGAATCTGCAAATAGCTGGTTTTGTTGTTAATCTGAATAAGACTAACATCAATTCCAGTTATAGGGAGTCTTGTGGCGCCCACTTTATAGATGGTTATGGATATGTTACATCATTTGATATCAAATGGGTAACATCCATTAACGATTTGATAGTAACTTTGAATAAAGTTGCTATCTTGTCGATCATCTATGGAGAGCCTTATGATTCCCTTCGAGCAGCGATCTGGTCACGTGTGCCCCAGTCTTTGCTTGGGGCGACAACCTTAAGGCTGGTTGTCGATGTGGGCAGGCCACCATCGTATATACTTGATGAGTACGTTAGATATGGTCCAGTTGTTGTTAATAGACCATCTCTTTCGTGTCTCAAGCATATACGTCGTAAGCTTAAACATCTTCATAAGCATGGCCGTATTTCTATAGCCACTGCGTACGAGACTAAAAGTTTACGAGCGAAAGATAATCTGTATGCCAATGAATGGGATATATTCTTCCAATATATCCGTAATTCAAGACGCACACGGAAAATCAATCGTTTGGTGACTAAATCCACGTTAGTAGCGAGGGTTGACGAAGAACAAATCGGCTTCGTCTATGCCCTGCAGCCGTAAGGCGCAACGTGGTTGGGTGTGGACTTCACAAGCGCCGTTGAGGCGGTAGTGAAGTAATTACGGG